ATTAATTATTACATCTGTAAAAATATTTAAACTGTTTTTTAAGAATAATACTGTTTTATTTGAAATAGTATTAACAGTTTCAAATGTTCCTTTAACTATTTGTGCCATTATTAAATAATATTAATAATATAAATTACCAAGTTTTTAAAATCAATAATATAAATTTTCTTTACTTTCTTTACTTTCTTTACTTTCTTTACTTTCTTTGCTTTCTTTACTTTCTTTACTTTCTTTACTTTCTTTATAAGTTTTCATATGCTGTTTTTTTTCCATGGCAATCTCTGCATAAAGCAACTAAATTATCAATAGCGTTAGATCCTCCGTATTCGAGTTTAATAACATGATCTACCTCAAACCATGCTGGTAATTGCTTTTGACAACTTTTACAATGCCAGTTTTGTGATGCTGCTACGAATTTTTTTTTTGTTTCACTTACGCTTCTTTTTGTTGAAGTATTTCCAGAGTGTAATATTTTTTGTTGCTGTTTTGTCATATTATTATTAATTGATATATGTAAATTTTGGGATTCTCTCAAATTTGTGCCAGCAGTCAAATTATAATTGTTATTTAACTCATTTGTTATTGAATTAGATGTAAAATCTATGATTGGAGTTATAAAGCTTGCTGTGTTTCTATCTATTGGTAAATACTTAATATAGCCATTTGTATTATGCACAAAATCTCTATAATTTGTTGGATTTTTCTTTATAAATAAGTATATACATAGCCCAACAAAAGCTATTAATCCCATTTTATAATATTTTTCATAACTTTTAAGTTTGGCTATTAATTTACCATCAAAATATGTATTTAGCAATACAAAACCTGTTATAGTTAATATAAGCAATTCAAATTTCATATTTAGTTTTAATAATTATATTAAATAATTATATTAAATATAATTATATTTATTACTATTTAATACTATTTATTACTATTTATTACTATTTATTACTATTTATTACTATTTAATACTATTTAATACTATTTATTACTATTTATTACTATTTATTACTATTTAATACTATTTAATACTATTTAATACTATTTAATACTTATTCCGATTATTATTAATACTAATAATACTACTAAGCTTCCGAAAATGTATTTTTGCTTGTTTTTGCTTTCTTCATATTTTTTTAGCTCCTTCATTTTATAGTTTTCATAATATTTATTCATTGCTTCGTAATATGTTATTTCGGGTTTTCCTAAATAAACATTTATTTTGTTATGTATAAAATGAACCCATTTTATAAAGGAGTCACGAGAGTCTAAGTATGGTGTAACAGGATATGCATCCAAAAATTTACTAAACACATTTCCAATATCACTAATTGGCAAAAATAATGGTAAATTTGTTATAAAGTCATAATATTTCTTTTTGGTTGAATCGTTGCTATTATTGGGATAACTTAGTGCAATGGTATATAATACAAACCAATAATGTGGACCCCATATTACTGGATTTAATACATTATTATTTATATTAGTGTTCATATTTATAAATAACCTTAATAAAACTAAAACGTGCTTTTAGCATAAAAACTATTAATTAATTCAATAATTAATTTAATTATTATAATAGTCATTATAACTTTATATAAATTGATTGAACTATCAAATAGTTTGCCATTTAAGAATGTTTGTTGGTTTATTAATGAATGAGTAAATACTCCTAATGGTAATAACATTAAATAATATGCTTGTCTATTTAATATTGTATATACTCTAACATATGGTTCAATTAAATAAGCAATAAAAAATGTCATAAATAAATCAAATAACGATATACCTAACCCTGTTGAATTATAAAATGGTTGCTCAAATTGAATGCGATAACTTCTAAGTTCTTTTAAATCCATTTAGTATATAGTATAATTTATTATAATTTATTATAATTTATTATAATTTATTATATTTTAAATGTTTAAATCATAAATTCATTCCAGTCATAGTCTTCTTCATGTTTTAAGCATTTGATATTGTTTAGTTCAAACATTTTTTGTCTTATTAATTCAATAATTTTTTTAGCTTTTTCGTGATTTTCGAGTAAGTCTTCCACTGTATATTTTGCTATACATACATTGTCTAACGCCTCAACCCACGACTCTGCTAATTCTGAGTCTGAAGCACTATATTCTTTATTCTTATACCATTCTATCGAGACTGAATAGTTATGCTCATTACATTTTTTAGTGATTTCTTGAAGTTCAATTTGATCGTTTATTAAATCTGCTTCTGCATTGTTTAGTTCTTTTTGAGAATAACCTAATGACTCAATAGCTTCTTCAAGTTCTCTTTCACAAACTAATTGTTCAAAAGATAATGCTTGTATTTTTTCTAACTTTTGAAATAGCTCATTATGTTGTTGCGAAACACGCCATCTACAATAGTCTAAGCGGAATCCATAATTATTTAAATTTATATTTTCATCTACAAGCTGTCTTGCTATAAGTCTTTTCATTCTATTAGACACAACTAACCATTGCAGAAAATTGTCGTTTTCATTATATACTTTACACACATTAATACCAAAATGCTGGCTGCCGTTAGATGTATTGTGATATACATAATATCTTGGATAATCTTTACATTTTATCTCTGACTCATATATTGTATGATAAGTCTGACCACCAACCATTTAACATTAATAAGATTTATAGTCTTACAATAACATGTCAATTTTATTTATCAACATAATATATTCTATTTTATTCTTAAAATCCGATTTAAATGTCTATTTAAAATAAATATAAAACAATAATATGTAAATACATTAGAGAAGTAACTATTACGCTAATTATGAATATTAAGAAGCAAGTATTTTGCAACAATTGTGGTAAATTAGGCCATTTATTTCATAACTGTCGTGTTCCTATAACAAGTATTGGAATAATTCCGTTACGAATAGTTAAAAAGTTTAATGCTGATTTAAAACATGTTGAAAATGTAATTGAACTTTTAATAATAAAACGTAAAGATAGTCTGGCTTTTATAGATTTTATGAGAGGCAAATATATTATGGAGGATAAAAATTATATTTTAAATTTACTAAATAATATGAGCATAAATGAGAGAAGTTTTTTGCTCAATAATGATTTTGATATAATATGGAATTATTTATGGAATTATAATACAAATAACTTATATAGAAACGAGGAGAAGTTGTCAAAAATAAAATTTAATAAATTAAAACGTGGTTTTACAAGTATTTTAGAAAGTTACAATTTAAAAGATTTAGTTGATTTATGTGATAAAAAATATTTAGAACCAGAATGGGGGTTTCCAAAAGGACGTCGTAACTATCATGAAAAAGATATTGTGTGTGGATTACGAGAATTTGAAGAAGAAACAGGATATAAGAAAAGTGATATTGAAATTTTTAATAATATTGTGCCATTTGAAGAAATTTTTACTGGCTCAAATTATAAATCCTATAAGCACAAATATTTTGTTGGTATTATGAATAACAATATTGTTCCTACAAATAATTTTCAAATTTATGAAATTGGTGAAATAAAATGGGTTCCTATTGATGATGTATATAAATATATAAGAGATTATAATTATGAAAAAACAAATATAATAAATGATTTAAATAAATTATTAAAAACATATAGATTATATATATAATGTTGGTGTCTGAACCAACGCAACCGCAACAATTAATTACACAAGAACCAGAACCAGAACCACTTCAAGAACCAGAACCAGAACCAGAAGATGATGTTGAAAATTACACATTAAGTAATGAACAACAAGAAGAAACAGAAGAAAAAGACGATGCATCTGGTAAAGTAGAACCGACAAGCGAAGAAGACGAAGGCGAAGGCGAAGGCGAAAAGGAAGAGGAAGAAGACGAAGGCGAAGGCGAAAAGGAAGAGGAAGAAGAAGAGGAAGAAGATGAAGACGAAGACGATGAAGACGAAGACGATGACGATGAAGACGATGAAGACGAAGGCGATGAAGATAATTCAGAAGTCACGGATACTGAGTCTAATTTAGAAGAAGATGATATTAGTATTGGTAATACTATACCACCAATTAATAAAACCAATGATTTAAAATTAGCACAACTGTTCAAAGATAATATGAATAAATTAACATTAGATAAAAGTGAATTAGAAGAGCTTGAAAAAAATGTTAAAACAAAAACTGATACAAAATACTTTTTGAATGCACTTGAATTATTAAATATGAAAGAGTTAAATAACTCATTTGATAAAAATTATAAATATTTATATCCACATTTAGATGATGAATATTTTAATATTAAAATAGCAAATAAAACAGAATTTGCAGAAAATAAGCTACAAGTTAATTTAGAATCTGATTTTGAAAAATTAAGCAATGAAATATGTGATAAAGATTTTGAGTTGGCACCATATCAAAAATTTATAAAGAATTTTTTATCAGCAAATACACCATATAATGGACTACTACTTTATCATGGTCTGGGAACGGGTAAAACTTGTTCTGCAATAGGTGTCGCAGAAGAAACAAGAAAATATTTAAAATATATGGGCTACAATGAACGCATTATAATAGTAGCCTCTCCAAATGTTCAAGAAAATTTCTATTTACAGTTATTTGATGAACGAAAACTTGAATTTAAAAATAATAGGTGGACAATTAATAATTGCGCCGGTCAAAGTATATTAGATGAGATTAATAGCACACATAAAAATTTGACACGTGAAAAACTTGTAAAAATTATGACAAATATTATAAATAATTATTATTTATTTTTGGGGTATACACAGTTTGCTAATTTAATAATAAAGAAATCTAATCCTACAAATGTATCGGAAAGTACACAAAAAAAAAGGATAACAGAACGATTACAGAAATTTTTTGACAATAGATTAATAATAATTGATGAGTTTCATAATATAAGACAATCAAAGGATAACACTAATAAATTAGTGTCAAATGAATTACTTAAGCTTGTTAAAAATGTTAATAACTTAAAATTATTATTTTTATCGGCAACACCGATGTTTAATGATTATAAAGAAATCATCTTTTTAATAAATATATTAAATATGAATGATAGACGAAGCATTGTAGACATTAAAGATATATTTAATAGTGATGGTTCTTTTTTTATAAATAGTAAAGGCGAAGAAGTAGGATTAGAATTATTTAAACGAAAAATAAATGGATACATTAGTTATGTAAAAGGTGATAATCCATTAAGTTTTCCTTTTAGAATTTTACCAAATGATTTCTCTCCGCAAAATAGTATAAAAACTAAGGCTTATCCACAATTTAAAGTTAATGCTACTCCGTTAACTCAATCAATAGAATTGTTTGATATATATATAAACGATGGCATCTCTCCATACCAAGAATTTGTATATAATATTATTCTAAAAAATAATATTTCGAAATTCGATGAAGATAAACTTAACAATATGGACTCTTTTGGTTATACATTATTACAAAAACCATTAGAAGCATTAAATATGGTGTTTCCAAATAGCAAATTAGAAGCATATTTTGAAGAAAAAATGCAATATTATGAAAATAATATAACACAATTATTAAAAAATATTAACTTAGAAGAAATAAATAGTATAGTACTTATTAAAGAAGTAATTGGCAAAGCAGGTATTAATAATCTTATGAGCTATCAAGAAACATATGCACCCAAATCAAGACACAATTATGTATATAAAAACAGCTCATCTCCTAATATATTTGATATTAATAACATTGGCAAATACAGTTTCAAAATTAAATCAATATTAGACTCTATTATTAATAGTAAGGGTCCTGTTATTGTGTATTCGCAATTTATTGACGCTGGATTGGTTCCAATTGCTCTTGCATTAGAGTCTCTCGGATTTACAAGATATGGAACAAACAGATCGCTGTTTTTAACACCTCAAAGCGAAGAACTTGATATAGTTAGTTATAAGAAAAAATCTGAATTGGCACTTGGTTCCAAATTTAACGGAGCCAAATATATTATTATTAGTGGCAATGAGAATTTATCTCCTGATGTTGTTGGTGATTTAAAAGCAGCAACAGATTTAAGTAATAGCGATGGTAAAAATGTTAAGGTTATTCTTCTTTCTGCTGCAGGAAGTGAAGGTATTGACTTAAAATTTATTAGGCAGGTTCATATTTTAGAACCATGGTTTAATATAAATAGAATAGAGCAAATAATAGGTCGTGCAATAAGAACATGTAGTCATAAAAATATGCCACTTAATCAAAGAAACGTTCAAATATTTATGCACGGCACAATGTTACATAACAATAGTGAATCGGTTGATTTATTAATTTACAGAAAAGCGGAAGCAAAAGCAAAAGTTATAGGTGCTATTAGCAGAATATTAAAAGAACATTCTATTGATTGTATGTTAAATTATGAGCAACAAAAATTTGATGAAAAGCTAATTAATAAGCAGTTAGTTATAACGCTTTCAAATAACTCTTCAATTACTTATAGTATTGGGGATAAATCATATAGCCCATTATGTGATTATATGGCTGAATGTAGTTATAAATGTAAACCAGATTTAGAAGAATATAATACAAAAATGGGATTAACAAAAGATAGTGAACCAAATAATTATTCTTATAATGAGTTTTTTTTACAAACAAATAATGAAGCAATAATAAAGCTGATTAGAGATTTATTTAAAGAGAAATATTTTTGCACCAAAGACTACATTATTAGTTATTTGTTAAATTTTAATAATTATTCTACAAATCATATAAATAATGCTTTAGATCAGCTTGTAAATAATGAAAATATTTACATAACTGATAAATATAATACATTAGGAAAATTAATAAATATTGAAAATTATTATATTTTTCAGCCATCATTATTAAATAATGATGCAACTATTTTTGAAAGATCTAATCCTGTTCAAACTAAACCAGATGGCATAGCATTTGCTATACCGGATACATTTGATGTATTTGATAATAAAATAAAACCTGAAAAACCGGACATTGAAAAACCGGACATCGAAAAACCAGATATTGAAAAACCTAAAAAATCTGAAAAACCTGACATTGAAAAACTCAGCAATGTTAATAGAAAAGTTTCACAAACAAAAATTAATTTTGCTATGTTTGATAACGAATATTTAACAGTTGAAAATATAGATTATGTGAAGGCACTAATTATTGAACTTGACATTAATTATAATTATATTACTGATATACAAGACAATCAACTTGTTAATGATAATAAATATATAAATTATGGAACTGCTTTTAAACTATTAAATAATAATGAAGTTTTAAATAGTGAGACAATTGAAAAATTAGCAATTCATATTTTGTTAGATGATCTTGATTTTGATAAAACTATTCTATTAGTTAATTATTTATTAAATAATGGTTATAATTTAATAGGGCTAACAAATTTTGAAAAACAGTTAGCGCTTTATTATAATGCAAATATAATAACAAGTGCTAACGGTAAAATAAAAGCGCTTGTGTTAGCGCAAAAAAGCGAATTTAAAAATTACACATTATATATAATAACAAAAAGTAAAATTCCACATATTAGCGGTTCAAATATATTATTAACATTAGGTCAAACAGAAGACTATGATGATTTTATTGAAACTATTAATAGTGAAAAAGTTGCTACAGCAAAGTTAGCAAAATCACTTGGGTTTTTAGCATTGTCAGAAAAAAATAAAAAGGAATTTATTACATATTTTAAAATAAAGAGTGGTTCAAACAAAGGGGCGAGGTGTATTCAAGCAGGAAAAGCACATAGTGAAAAA